GACGGGAATCTTGTACGTCAATCGAATGTCAGAAAAAGTGCAATGGTCTTCGGCCCGTCTGTTTACGACGTACCACTGCTTCCGTACGAAAGAGAATTAATCAAGACGATTGGGATTACAGAAGAAGAATATCAACTATTTGCAGCTGAAGTTAGGCAGCGTGGTCGATTAAGACCTGCAGAATATAAGCACATTCCAGATATTGTTTGTGAGCCAACCACCATCATTCTTGTCAACCTTGCAATCAGCTTGGTTCTTACCGGCGTTGCATACCTGCTGACGCCAAAGCCAAAAGAGCCCTCAGCCTCTGGCCGCAAAGAGCTTGGCGGAGAAACCGGGGCAAGTCGGTTTACACCGTCTCGTGGTTTTGAGACTTTGGCAGAACTTGGTGAGTACGCTTCACCAATTCCTTTGCTGTTTGGTTTATACCGCGAAGGCTATGGCGGCGGAATGCTTGCAACACCAAAATTGATTTGGTCTCGGATGTTTAGCCATGGAACGTTGCAACGCGCCAAGCTGTTGTACGTCGTTGGTGAGCAAGGCGTTAATAGCAAAGAAGGTATTGAGCCGCCTGAGCTAGAGGGTATTTTTCTCGGCAATAACGCAATTGACCCTCTTTTTGAAGATGCTTTTGCATTTTATTGGAAAAAGCACTCTGGCAACACAAGCAGGCCAAGAGTCCGCAACACAAATCGGTTGTACGGCACAAGAAATACACCGTCTTCGGGTGATCCAGACAAGGCTATTGATGGCGAAGTTTTTTACGCCCCAACTGGCGATGAAATTGATGCAGTAGGCCAATTTTGCCATGCTTATACACCGGCAAACAGCACTCAGTTTGGCGTCTTCGAGCCAATCGCAAACGGTAACTCCTACCGTCCAAATTATCGTATTGTTTCTATTACTGATGAAGGTCACAGTGGGCCTACAAAACGTGGAATAACAAGAGCACGGATCAAAATTGCTGGGCTTAGTTTTGCCAATCCTGGCAACTTAGACGGCAAAGAACTTCTGCAAAAGGTTCGCAAGAAAGGGCAGGCGGGTGCAGGGCGAAACTACAGCCCACGAATGGGAATTGTCCGAGTTATTCGAAGTGATGGATCGATAGAAGAACCAACTGGCGATAACCTTCAAAAAACAGTGTCGGTATCAAAAGGCGACAAAGCTTTTTTTGTAATTAGCCCCACAAGCATTGACCCAGATATTTATGCACAGAAAGAAGACAACATTCGGGAAAGTGTTGATGATATAAACAGCGCGGTTGAGTCGTTGCAACTTGCGGCTGATGATGCGATGCAGGTTGGCGAGCAGTTTGCCATTGCTGGAACAGTATGGAAAGTAATTTTTAGAAAGCTAGATCGCTTTATACCTGCCGGAGAAAAAATTAGGGACAGCAGGCAAAGAATTGAGCTTGAGTGCGTTAGCACCGAAGAATCACAGTTTAATTTAATTGGAATTGTAAGTCTTTCAAAAGTTGTAGAGCCAAGCCAAGATTTTATTGGTGATAGCTTTCCCGATGGACCTAAAGCCTCTATTGGGGAAGCATTTTACCCAATTACTAAGGTTACATCTGCAACAGTCAGAAACAACCGGCCTGCAGTCGTTACAGAAATTGGCTTAAAGAGCACTGTCTTTCAGAAATTAAATGGCCTTTGTGCTTTCAATAGCTTGCCGACACCTGATGAATTAAACAATTTAGATGACGAAAACGTTCAAGTAACAAGCGGAACAGTCACCGCAAATATTATGCGGTCAACTGTTTTTCGTGTATTTGTGCGTAAGGCAGGAGTTGGCAGCTCTACTTTTGCTGTTGTACCGATGTTTTTCGTGATCAAAGGAAATCGCCCGGTTGCACAGTACAATTTTATTCGTTTTGCGTTAGCTCCAGGTGAAGAAGCGCAGGAGCTTGAATTTAAATTTGCGCAGTTCCCTGGAGCGGAGCTGCGTAATCTTTCTGAAAACGCAATTTTGATTGACTTGTCCCATTCTGTATCTAGTCAGTCAACAAGTATGGAATTTCATACCGTGCCTGTTAATGGCATTGGATCGTTGACGATAGGCGTTAGCGGCAAGCAAATTGCAAAAGGGCTAATTGCCGAGAACAAAGAATTTATGAGAGAGCCTAAGACAATCCCTGGCACAGGTACGACCACGTTCCCTGACAGCGTTGTTCGCGTTCGCAATGCCCCAACGCCTGTTGCTGGTACGGAACCCAAAGCAATTGAACGGATTTCAAACATTAGCAATCAGGGAACCGGAGATAATTTATTTAGCAACAATAATTACGGAGGCCGGACCGGTGCCTTTGGTCACGCCCTAATTGGCAACGCAGATGATTTTAATTTGCCTTCACCCTTCTTTGTTGTTACTCAAGAATTTTTAAAAGACAACCCACGCAAGTGGATCAGTATTCTGTGGACTTACGAACGCTACGAACTACCTAAAGGTCATTTTGCTAGAGAAAAGCCTAATGGTGTTACTTACAGTTGGCGACCAGTTTCTCTAAGTGTTGTTGGAAGCTCTGGCAATTTTACGGATGGAGAAGAGTTCCAAGTAAAACGTGGAGCTCAATCTACGGAAAATTTAACCAGTAATCCAACCTATCCAGACAGCAATCCTTTTAAAGACAACCCTGATGCGCCAAACGGTTATCAAACAATCAGATGGTCAGGTTTTAGAATTAAAGTTACTTTAGCTGAAAGAACTGAAGTTATAGCTAACCGAAGGCAAGCTTACTTGTATCAAGTTTTTGGTGATCCAGCAACGCTACCAATCGGCCACTTTAAAACAATAGAAAGAGAGTTTACAAAAGGCAACAAAAAAATGCAAGTTACGTTGACTTCAAGAGTTCGTTATGAGTTTCCAGAGGCTCGCGGTAAGGAAGCAATTTGGACTGCTCCTCAAGTTGTTGTTAAACAAGTATTAGGAACATCGCAGGACTGGGAAAAAGGCGAAGAATTTGAAGATTTAATCACTATTACTAGCGACAACCCTTACTTAACGGAAGCATATCCTAAAGCAGGTTTCTTTTACCAAGTTGGCAGCGTAGTTGAAACTATCGTTCCCCCTCGGTTTAGTTCAGAGCAAATATTTGCGGAACAAACTCAATACAGCGACATAAGTCTTTATCGTAGTTTTGTCGACAAATCAAACTCTAGCCAGCCTGAACATGAAGTCGTTTATGTCAATGAGGTGCAGGAAAACAAAGAATCGCCACTAATGAATGATCTTGTACTTGCAGGTATTTCGCTCAAGGCAACTCGTAATTTTACTCGCCTTGACCAACTGCGGATGTGGCTAGGCAAAGGGTTGCGAGTGGAGCGGTTGCACCCAAGAAAAAAAGCTGCTTATGGAGACTCTGATGATAACGGCCCAAGCAATCTGTTTACTGATTTAATTTATTACATGATGACAGATCAGACGGGCGGCGCTGGAGCGTTACTTGGTATGACATCCGATGACCCAGCTTTAATTAATAAGCAGGATCTGATTGATACGTCTAAATTTTTAGAGACACAGAAATTGTTCTTTAACGGGCCAATTGTTGAACGGACTAACTTGCGTCAGTTTATTGCAAGCGTTGCGCCGTTTTTCTTATGCAATTTTGTTATTGCTGACGGTAAATTTTCTTTGAAGCCCGCTTTGCCAACACATGCAAGCGGTAGCTTTAATGATGGGCCAGTATTTATTGAGCAACTATTTACTGCAGGCAACATTCTTGAAGACACCTTAGAGATTGAATATCTTAGTGCTGAAGAACGCAGGCCGTTTAAAGCAGTTGTTCGTTACCGAGAAGAAAGAAAAAACAAGTTGCCGCAAGAACGGACAGTAGAGGTAGAGAACAAAAAGAATGACGAATATCTCGATAAAGGATTGGAGCTCTTACCCAGGGAACAGTTTGACTTGACGCAGTTTTGCACAACAAAACATCATGCAGAAATGGTTGGAAAGTATTTTTTAACCCTACGTCGCTTAGTTACGCATACAATTAATTTCTCAACAACAGTTGACGGTTTAGCTATTCAAGCTGGTTCCTATATTCGAGTTATTACAGAATCCAGTCCGTACAACAGTGCAAACACTGGAACGATTAGCTCGACAGGGGTTGTGACAAGCGTAACCGACCTTGATGATGGCACGTATGACGTGGACTACTACGCTGCTCAGGGCGGTGACGACGTAGAAGAAGGCAAGATGACAATTGTTCAAGGCAAGGTAACAAGCCCTGAGTTTCATAACTCAGTCTTTGCAATTAAAACTACTAACATTTCTCAGAACGTGTATGTCATTGAGCAACTGACGTTTTCGCAAGAGGGCACGGTAGACATTGTTGCTTCAGAGCATAAATGCGATAATGAGTTCAGGAGCCTAATGGTTGCTTCAATGTTAAACCAAGATCAGTTTAAGGTTGTTTAATGGCTTTCCCCACGCTCGTTCCAACAACTCGTTCGTTTGATTCGGGCGATTATCCGGTTAAGACTTTCAAATCGCAAACCGGATCAGAAACCAGAATCCTTTACGGCAGCAGACGGACCAACATGAAGCTGTCGTTGAGTTATGCCAACATCACCGACGCAAACGCCGAGTTGTTCCTTGACCACTACGACGAGATGAAAGGTACGTTTACGACATTCACGGTTGGTCGTGATGGTGCCAAAGGTGGCTGGGAAGGCAATTCTGATGCAATTGGTGCGGAAACATCTGGAAATTCTTACCGTTATGAAGGGCCGCCACAATTAACGCAGGTGCGACCTGGGGTTAGCACTGTTACAGTGAATCTCATTGGTGTGCTCTGATGGCGAAGGTCTATACCGGCAGAGATGGCGTCTTACAAGTCGCTGGTACGACCATCGCCAAAGTGTCGAGTTTTTCGGTGCAAGCAAACCTTGAGACGTTAGAAACCACAACGCTTAGTGAAAATATTCGCAGTTACGTTCCAGGAGTTGTTGGCTACACGGGCAGTTGCAGCTTGCTTTATTACAAAGAAGGCAACGGATCAATCAATACAACAAGCCTGTTGAGCGCACTGGTTAAGACTGGCCCGGCTGGCGTCACTAGCAATGACACTGTTGACCTTACATTTCGTTGGGTGGATGGTGTGGACAATAACGACATCAAGATCAAGGCTTACGTTTCAAGCGCCACGATGGGCGCTGCTACTGCTGATCTAGTGCGTGCTGAAATCTCGTTTATCGGAACGGGAGAACTGCTAGCTGCAACGATCTCATGAGCGTTTATTTAGGAGCGTTTGGCAAAGTTGAACTGCAACGGCAGTTTGATGGCGGGGAGTTGTTTTCCACAATTAATACCAGCGATGTCAACGTTTCGCGCAAGCGGTTTAGCTTTGACTTTGAGCACGGTCAATTATTAACTGGTGATCAAGTTGAAATTACAAGCACCAACGGTGCTGCATTATCTTTTATTTCTGGTTACACAGATAGTAGCGTTAAAAAATTCTTACACGTTGATGATCTTAATGGTGTACGCCTTTATGACACCTTCGCGAATGCAATCAATGGTGGCACAACAAACGCAGCAGCATTAGCCGTACCGGGGGCGAATATCCCAATCAGGGTAAAGGTTGAGAACATAGATTTTAAATTATTAGCGCAAGTCAATTCTTATGAGCTGAACACTGAACGCGAGACAGTAGACACAACAACGTTGTCTGATGAGTTTCGCAGTCGCATCAGCACTTTGATGTCAGGCTCCGGTCGGATGTCATGTTTTTGGGAGTACCGAGGCGACACCGTCAACGAACTGCCTCAATACCTAGTGCAGCTTGCGTTGCGCACAAAAGTAGGCTCACAATTCAAAGCAAGGTTTTATTTAAAGGCTAATGGTCAAAGCCCAAGCGGATCGTTTGAGGCTTCAAATGACGAGATCTGGTACGAATTTACTGGGGTATTAACGGCTTGTGCAACACAATTTACGCCGTCAGACGTTGTTAACATTACAGCAGATTTTATTACAACTGGTGATGTCAGCCTCAAAGTCAGCTTGACGCCAATCAAAGCGATCTTGCAAGAAAATAGTGATGACATACTCTTGGATCAAGATGGCACAGCTAAGCTGATGCTTGAAAGTCCCGACACTTAAGCCCAGGAGGGCCAAAGCTCATGGCTGATCTAAAAATCAGTGAACTCAGCGCCCTCGCTGGTAGCAATCTTGTCGCAGCCGATGAGCTAGCGATTGTTGATGGTTCAGCTAGTGAGACTAAGAAAATCACGGTTTCGGACCTGATCGCCAACGGCGTAACGGTTATCAGTGATGACACGATCCCAGGTGCCAAGATTCTGTTTGGTGCGGGTGATATTGCTACAGCCGCCTTGGCTAACGCTGCTGTAACGACAGCCAAAGTTGCGGACGACGCAATCACGGCAGTAAAGCTTGGCAATGAGTCAACGGTAGACTTAGTCACAACGCTGCCAAGCTCTGGCGCGTTTACTGGTCAGCTTGCGTTTGATACGGACGACAACAAGCTGTATATCTGGGACGGTTCAGCGTGGCAAAGCTAAAGGCTGCTGGTTCTGTAAATACTGTCAGCGGCAGTACGACTGGTGAAATCAATATTGTTTCAAGCGTTAGCGGCGATACGGTCACGCTCAGCGCAACGATTGATAACACCTCATCCGCTAATCAGTTCTTAGCTGGCCCTACCGGCGCTGCTGGCGCGGTTGGCTATCGCATTATTGACGGAAGCGACCTCCCTGTTTCAACTGCCTCCGCAAAAGGCGGCGTCATCGTTAACGGTGAAGGCTTGCGGATGGATAGCAACACGATTGAAGTTGATAACGATGTAACAGCTAGTTCCACGCATCATGTGGTGACATATAGCGCCAAAGGTTTAATTACTGGCGGTCGTGCAATTACATCAGCAGATATTCCAGCGTCCACAAGCAGCGCAAAAGGCGGAGTTATCCCTGGATCGGGACTTGCTGTTGATGGCAGCGGCAACATCAACCACAGCAATACTGTTACGGCCGGAACTTATACAAAAGTCACTGTAGATGCTCAAGGGCACATCAGCGCAGGCGCTACTTTAATAGCTAGCGATATTCCAGATTTATCAGCAGCAAAGCTGACAAGTGGAACAATTGGCAGTGCATTGCTTGCATCTGATGCAGTCACTGCTGCAAAACTTGCAGATCAATCTGTTACCAAGTTTGGAGGTGCTGGCGCAACTGATAACGTTGTTACCTTCCCTCCTGGCGACTACAAAGGCCAGTTCTTCTTTGATGAGAAAAACGAAGATCTTTATGTCTTTACTGGAGAATCCTTCCTGCCAATCACAGTTATTAGCGGCAATCTTGTTAATGCTGGAACGTATAACGCAAACACAAACTTAGTTGGTTCAGTGACAACGGCTGGTTCTGCTGCTGGATTCACGGCTGGTGGCGCTTTGCCGACACCTGCAACAGGCAACCTCAATTATTACGTGGTTGTTAGTGATTCTGGAACGGGTTCAGGCAATGCCCCTGCTGTGAATTTGGCTCCGCCAGACATGCTCATATCTTTAGGCGCGGGGAGCACGTTCCAATTAATTGATGTCTCCAACGCTATCGCTGGTCAGACTGCAACAAATATCTCGGTTGTCTCAACTGGAGGAATTGCAGCCACCAATGTGCAAGCTGCATTGCAGGAGCTTGACACTGAGAAAGTAAACCCAGCTAGCCCGACATTTACTGGAACGGTGTTGTTGGGCCAGAACGCTGTATTGGCGTTTGAAGGCTCTGCAAATGATCAGCACGAATTAACGATTACTTGCACCAATCCAACGGCTGATCGCACGATCACATTCCCAAATGTCAGCGGTAACGTTGTAACAACGGGCGACACCGGGACTGTTACCAGCACAATGTTGACTGACGGCACGATCGTCAATGCTGACATCAATGCTTCTGCTGAGATTGCAGTTAGCAAGCTTGCAAACGGCACTGCGCGTCAATTGCTGCAGACTGATTCTGGTGGATCAGGCGTTGAATTTACGAGCAACGTTGATGTTCCTGGAACGTTGGATGTCACGGGTGCAGTAACGCTTGACTCAACGCTGGCAACCACTGGTTTGATTAGTGCTAATGGAAAGATTAGTTTCCCGCTAGGCGCTCAAGCCGCTCCAAGTATTTATTTTGCAAGTGATACAAATACAGGCATTTTCTCACCTGGTGCTGATTCATTAGCGATCACAACTGGTGGAACGCAGCGCCTCACTGTTGACAGCTCGGGAAAGGTTGGAATTGG